CTGTAGCTTGTGGGAACTCTACTGCTGCGCTGTTTGTAGACACACCATCACTAGGTGCGCCAAAAGTAACAGCAACTCGAGCATAAGAGCCACCTGATACTTCAGTACCAGAACCAGCATCTGTAGGATCGCTAGTGAATAGACCTACATAAACTACTGTAGGGCTTGTATAAGTTGTATTGCGGAGAACTGCATTAATAACTGCATTTTCCAAATAGTTTGACATTTCAGCCATGATATTTCCTTATCTTGAAGTAACTTTCATTTGTAATGGGACACCGCTATATTCTGAGCCTTCATCTGATTCTGAGATAGAGTTAATGGCTCGATCATAAAGACCAACCCATAACTGAACCCTAGCATCATTGATGAGATAAGGCTCTGCCTCTAATAATGCACCATAAAGTAGAGCATCAGGATAGTTGGCTAAGAATACATTGCTTGGATTGCTATCTGACAATACAACAGGTTTAGCATAGTAAAGAATCTCTAGTGTTTTTGTTCCATCTGGGATAGGAGCAAATAGAAACTCTGAAGCCAATACTGTGTAATAGAAAGGTGAGCCAGACTCATCTGCCCTAGCATCTCTTGTGAAGGCACTAGGGGACAGATAAGTGACAGGCATCCTTGGGTTTCCTTGGATATATAAATCTCTAACTTCAAGAAAATCTGTAGGCAATGCGACTTTGGCATCACCACCTGTCATTGGAGAAGTGGCTGACTTCAACATCTGTCTTGTTCGCAACTCTCTAGCAAGACGAGTTTCAGCTAAAGTAATAAAGTCAGGGATCTGAGTAGTCAAATCTGTGCGACCTAAGTAATTAGCTATTGTGGTCTTTAGTGCCGAGTAGTTTGTGAAAGCCATAGTTAATCCATT